CGGACGATTTTGCCGCTGCCTGGTCCGGCTATCCCGGCCGCGAGATCATGCGGCGCGATCTCGCGCTCGACGCCTTCCGGCAACTGCCGTCAGCGAAACAGAAGCTTTGCAGGGCGGCCGTTCCGTTGTTTGCAGCGGCGCTCGCAAAGCACGGCCGCACCAAGCCGCCGAGCATGCATCTGTGGATCCGCTCTGGCGGTTTCGAGGAGTTCCCGGACGCCAAGGCGCAACAGGCTGCGGCCGTGCCGACCATGCGACCGATCGTCGGCGCCGAGCTCGAGGGCTTGCGCGTTGCGGTCCGTATCGCCGAGCAGCGCGAGCTGTACACTGGCGCCGGCATCAAGACGAAAAAGCCGGACCTGCAGAAGGATCTCGAGGCGCTGGCGCCATGGGTCGGCGAGCTGCGTCGCGAGGGCTGGCTCGTCGCCAAGCTCGGCACGCCGCAGTTCGCCGCCTGGCGCGATCGCCTGCGGTTCTGGACCGGGACCGAGCCGAAAAGCGAGCGGATCTGGCTCGAGCCGCATGATCCATCGGTGCACGACGTTCCGCCGTCCAATCCGAATTTCAGAAAGCGTGCGTCTGTTGAGGGGTTCCGCGTTCCGGCCGAATGGCCGCCGCGGCGTGATGGCACTTGGTCAAACGAAAACGAGGGGGCTGCATGACGATGCAATATCGCAAGGGTGAAATCGTGGGCTATGTGCCGCTCGGCAATGGCGATCCTGTATCGGTCCCGCTGCCGCAGCGCTGGTATATCCTGCGCGTGATGGCTGGTCGCGATGCCAAAGTTTTGGAGGCGCTTTATCGCGAAGGTTTCAGTGCTTATTCGGCGACCATGATCCGCACGGTTGCCAACTCGAGCGGCGATCCGGCCAGGCGCCGCTCGATCATCAAGCGGCTTTTGCCTGGGCTGATCTTCCTGCCTGATTTCGAGCTCGCGCGTCTCGGCTCGATCCGCTCGCTCGACGACGTCGACGATCTCTTGCGCGTTGGTCCGTGTCTCGCCTGGATCTCCGAGCAGCACATGCTCGATATCCGATGGATCGCAGCAACCAACAGCGTGCCGCTCGGCAAGCGGAAGTTCTTCAAAGATCAGCTCGCGCGCATCATCGCCGGTCCGTTCGCCGGCATGGTCGGCAGAATCGAAAGGCTTGACTCAAGGGGCCGACTCAAGCTGTTCATTGACGCTGTGATGAGCGGCATCTCGTTCGACGCGACCGAGACGCAGATCGAGCCGGTTCTAGTGCGCAAGCGCCCTAAGACGGATCGACGTAGAGCAAAGCCTCTAGCTCGGACCTGATTCCAGGTCGACGCGCGAAGCGTCCTTACAAAGCCCGGCCATCGCGCCGGGCTTTTGCGTTTGAATGATTGAGCGCTATTTGCCTTTGCGCTCGCTTTCTGAGACGTCCTCTCGTTCCTAGACTGGCCGGCTGCAGCAATGCAGTCGGCCTTTTGTTTGATTGGATGCCATCACGACCGACATTGTTCCACGCCAGGCCGCGCGCTGCTCGCGCCGAGCTCAATGCTGAATACGATCAGCGTCGAGGATCGGCGCGCGCGCGCGGTTACGGCGCAGCCTGGGACAAGGCATCAGCGCAGTTCAAGCTCGCTCGTCCGCTTTGCCTTGGTTGTGAAGCGATCGGCCGCATCACGGCAACCGAGGTCACTGATCACGTCGAGCCGCACAAGGGCGATCCGGTCAAGTTCTGGAATGCCGAGATGTGGCAGCCGGCGTGCCGCTGGCATCATGACGTCGTCAAGCAAGGTCTCGAGCGCATGCTCGACCGCGGCGAGCTCATGACCGCCGACATGTGGCTCGACAGTGCCGCGGCCGTGCGCCTGACCATGGCTAACCTGCCGCTCGAGGACGAGGGGGGGTGTCAAAAGTCTAGCGATCGCTCCCGCGGACCGGCAGTCTAGAAACGCATTTTTTTCCGCAAAATTCCGGGAAATATTTTTTTATGGGACGTCGACCGGACAACCCGCTCGACCAGGCGGCCAAGGGCTTCCCTGGAAAGCGCAAGAGCAAAACCGAGAAGGCGATCGCCGAGGCCGAGCGCCTGGCGGGCCTGCTCGTCGCCGCTCGCGCGCAGACGCCGAGCGAGGGCAAGCCGGGCTTCCTGCGCGATCGGCGGCTGGCGGCCGCATCGGCCATGTGGGACGACTACGCGCCGCGGCTCGATCGGCTGCATCTGCTCTCGCAGCTCGATCTGCACCTGTTCGGCATGTTCTGCATTTACGCCGCCGAATTCGTCGCCGCGAACGAGGACGTTCTCGTCAAGGGTTACTCGGTCCTGGTCAAAACCGTCTCTGGCGACAAGATGCCGCGCGAAAACCCGTCCGTCGCCAGGCGCGATTTCGCGGCGAAAATGACGCTGGACCTGTCGAGCAAGTTCGGCCTGTCGCCGCAGGATCGCCATCGCCTGCTCGCCGCCGGCGCGATGCATTTCGACGACGAGACCCTTTTCGGCCGCCAGGTCCAGCGCCAGGCGCCAGAGGCCGCGGAAACGCCGGCGCCGGCCGCCGAGGCCGAGCCGGCCGCAGCGCCTCTCCTCGACCACGGCTCGGCGATCGGGACGCTGTCGCAATTCGACTCGGTCCCGCCTGGCGTGAAACCAAACTGATGCTGCATGGAAGTCTCAACGCAGCTCGAGGCGGCCGTGGTGGGGATTCCCACCTCGGCCGAGCCGCCGCTTTGTCCCGAACCGGAATGGATCGCGCGCGCGGCCGACGAGTTCGGCTATGCATGGGCGCGGCTGGCCTGGCAGCGCGCTGCGGCCGTGCCTGGCGCCTGGTTCGATCATGGCAAGGCGGACGCGATCGTCGAGCGCTGGCCGACCTGGTTCAAGCTGACGGTCGGCCGTTTCGCCGGCATCGCCTTCCGCCTGTCGTTCTGGCAGGAGATCATTGTCCGGCTGCTCGTCGGCTGGAAAGCGCCGACCGAGATCATCGATCCCGAAACGCTGAAACCGGCGCTGGTGCATGTGCGGCTGTTCCGCGAGCTGCGGCTTTGGGTGCCGCGCAAAAACGGCAAATCGGAATTTCTCGCAGCGCTCGCGCTCCTGTTCTGGGCGATCGAGGGACAGCGCCGCGGCGCCGGCTTCTGCTTTGCGCACGACGAGAACCAGGCGCGCGAGGTTTTCGACAAGATGGGCGACATGGTGGCCTATGCGCCGGCCGTGTTTCGCTCGCGCACGACCGGCGAGCCGATCAAGGTTTTCGCCAAACAGCTCTGGAATGCGGAGCTCCGATCGCCGTTCCGCCTGATGCCGGGCAAGGCGAAGGGCAAGCATGGGCGCGCGCCGTTCGTGACGGTCGGCGACGAGATGCACGAATGGGTCTCGACCGAGCTCGCCGACACGCTGCGCCAGGGCGAGGGCACGTCGCTTCAGCCGATCCGGCTTTACGCCTCGACGGCCGGCCTCAAGTCGCAAAAGACCGGGCATCGCCTCTGGGAGGAAAGCCAGAAAATCCTGGACGGCCGGATCGAGGACCCGACGACGCTCGTCGTGATCTTTGCCGCCGACGAGGACGCCGATTGGCGCGATCCGAAAGCCTGGCGCGCGGCAAACCCGTCGCTCGGGCTATCGCCGACGATCGCGTTTCTGCAGGGCGAGATCGCAAAAGCGGTCACGCCGGCGGCCGAGGCGGCGTTTCGCCGCTACCATCTGAATCAGTGGGTCGAGGATTTCGCGCGCTGGATCTCGCTGCGCCGCTGGGATGCCGCTTCGCCCGATCGCGAGGCCTGGCGCCGCCTGCCTGCCGAGCTCAAGGGGCGCGAATGCGTGCTGTCATTCGACTCGACGAAAAGCTTCGACCTGGCCGCCATGTGCCTGCGCTTTCCGCCGATCGAGCCGGGCGAGCGCACGAAATTCCTTTGGCGGTTCTGGCTGCCGAGCGACACGATCGCGCAGCGCACCGCGGCCGAGCGCACGCCGTTTGACGAATGGGCGCGCCAGGGCGCGCTGACCGCGATCCCTGGCGGCGTGTTCGAGCTCGACTATGCGGTCCAGGCCGCGCTGCAGGCCTGCAGCGACTATCGCGTGATGAAAATCGGCTGGGACAGCTGGAACGCGCTCGAATTTTATAACCGCCTGGTCGCGGCCGGCCAGCCAGAGGATCTGTTCGTCGAAATGCGCTTCGGAACGAAATCGCTCGGCCAGGGCACGCGCGAATTCGAGCGCAAGGTGTTTGGCGGCGAGATGGATCATGGCGGGCAGCCGGTCGCGCGCTGGATGATCGGGCACTGCAATGTGCGCTTTGACGAGAACATGAACTATGTGCCCGCGAAAAAGCGCTCCGAAGATTCGATCGACGGCGTCGTCGCTGCCGTCATGACTGAAGCGATGGCGATGGCGCCGGCGGCGCCGCAACCGAGTCTTGTCCTGCTATGAGCATGCTCTCCGATATCGCCGACCTGTTCCGCAGCTCGAGCTCGCGCGGCGTCACCGTGCCGGAAGATTTCGAGCCGCCGAAAAATTCTGCGAACCAGATTCCGATCACGGAATACGTCTATGGATCGCAGGCGTGGTCCGACATGTTCGGCCCGCTGCCGACGCGCGGCCTGCCGCTCCTGACCGAATGGTCGGCGGCCTCGGTCACTGCGATCTATGCTTGCGTCAACCTGATTTCCGGCGCGATCGCGACGCTGCCGGTCAACATGCTATCGGTCAACATCCAGAACGGCGAGCGCGATCGGATCTATGGCGATCCGCTGCTCTGGACGCTCAACGAGGAAATGTCGCCGCGCTGGCCGGCCTCGGTCGGCTGGGAATTCCTGGGCAAATCGCTGCTATTCGAGGGCGACGCTTTCGCCGTCATCCATCGCGACAAGAGGACATTCCAGCCGATCGGCCTCGAGCCGGTCCACCCGTTCCGCGTCGTCAATGGCGTGTGGGGCGATGCGACGAGGCTCACCTATCGGATCGCGCCGGAATACGTCAACGGCGTCATGGTCGGCGAGACGCGGATCCTCGACCAGGACGACGTCGTGCACGTGCCGGGCTTTGGCTTCAACGGCCTGCGCGGCATGTCGCCGCTGCGCTACTCGCTGCGCAACGCCGGCGGCGTCGCGCTCGCCGCGCAGGAATATGCCGGCGCGTTCTTCGTCAACGGCGCGCGGCCGGATTATGCGCTGACGACCGCGCAGCAACTCGGCAAAGACAAGGTCAAAGAGATCCAGGACCTGATCGACGAGCGGCACCGCGGGCCGGAACAGTCGCACAAGCCGATGCTTTTGCATTCCGGCCTCGATCTCAAGACGTTGCAGATCTCGGCCGAGGATATGCAGCTGGTGCTGCAGCGGCAGTTCCAGATCGAGGAAATCGCGCGCGCCTATGGCGTGCCGCCGTTCATGATCGGCCACAACGAAAAAACGACGTCCTGGGGATCCGGCGTCGAGGCGCTGTCGATCGGCTTCGTCCGCTACACGCTGCGCCAGCATCTCAACAAGTTCGAGGTCGAGCTCAATCGCAAGCTGTTCCGCACGCGCACGCGCGTCGTGCAATTCGATACTTCGGATCTCGAGAAGGCCGACACCGCGACGCTCGCAACCAGCTTGCGCACGCTGGTCGGCCGCGCCGGCGAGCCGCAGATCATCTCGATCGACGAGGCGCGCGCGCGGATCCACTATGGCGCCAAGGGCGGCGACGCCGCAAAGCTCGGCGTCAATCCAGGACAGCCAGGCAAGGATCCGGCCGAGCAGGATCCGCCGCAAGATCCGGCCGCAGCTCCAGCCAAAAAGGAAAAGCCATGAATTCGCGACGCCTGCTCAACCTGTTTTCGGCCAACGCCAGGCGCGGCGAATTCCGCGCCGACGCTGCGACCAACACCATCGAGCTCTATGACATGATCTGCTCGAGCGAGGACGAGGCGGCCTGGTTCGGCGGCGTTTCGCTGCAGGGCTTTGCCAAGGCGCTGCGCGGCATGAGCGGGCCCGTGCATCTGCGCATCAATTCGCCGGGCGGCGACGTGTTCGCCGGCATCGGGATTGCGCAGCTGATGCGCGAATATGACGGCGAGATCACGGCGCACGTCGACGGCTATGCCGCCTCGGCCGCCTCGATCGTCGCGATCGCCGCGAGCAAAATCGTCATGGCGCCGGCCTCCATGATGATGATCCATAAGGCCTGGACGGTCGGCTGGGGCAATGCCGACGACATGCTGCAGATCGCAAGCCTGCTCGAGAAAATCGACGGCCAGCTCGCCGACACTTACGCGCAGCGCGGCAACAAGACCGCCGCAGAATTTCTCGATCTGATGGGCAAAGAAACCTGGTTCACGCCACAAGAGGCGATCGATTCCGGGCTTTGCGATGAAATCGCGCAGGAAACCGACAAGAAATCGGCGCAGGCGCGCGCGCGTTGGGACGTCTCGGCCTTCGATCGCGCGCCGCCGGCGCCGGCGGTCGAGCCGTCAAACCAGGCCGACCAGGCGGCGATCGCCGCTGCCGTCGCCGCCGAACAGGCCGCAGCTCTTGCGGCCGCCGAAACCGAGCATGCGAAGCGAAAGCGATTGCTTCAATTGCTCGCCGTGACTGCCTAAGCGCGCCGCGCAAAAGCAGACTGCGCAGGCGGCCGCTCGGCCGTGTGCGATCTCCAACCATGTCAAAAAGGAAAAAGACATGTCCTTGCAAGCTCTAAGAGAACAGCGCGCGGCGATCGCAGCCGAGATGCGCGCGCTGACCGACAAGCCGGCCGACAAGTGGAATAAGGACGTCGACACGCCGGCATGGGACAACCTGCTCGCGCAGCTCAATGACGTCGACGCCGCGATCGCTCGCCACAACACCATGAACCAGGTCACTGCCGAAAACCTCGAGCGGCTGACCGTGGCCGACGCCGCCGATCGCGTCGCGCGCGACCAGCGCTCGCCGGGCTCGGCACTGTTTGCCAAGTGGCTGCGCGGCGGCGACAATGCGTTGTCGGCCGAGGAGTGGGCCGCGCATAATGCGGCGATCAGGAACACGCTGTCGACCGGGACCAACAGCCAGGGCGGCTATACCGTCCAGACCGAGGTCGCGACGCAGGTTCTCGAAGCGCTCAAGCAGTTCGGCGGCATGCGTCGCGTTTCGACCGTGATCCAGACGGCCATGGGCAACACGATCAACTATCCGACGTCGGACGGCACCTCGGAAACCGGCGAAATCATCGGCCAGAACACGACCGCGACCGCGCTCGATCCCTCGTTCGGCGTTGTGGCGCTGAACGTCTATAAGTTCTCGTCCAAGATCATCGCGGTCCCGTTCGAGCTCTTGCAGGACAGCCAGGTCGACGTCGAGGCTTTCGTTCGCCGCCGCATGGTGCAGCGTCTCGGCCGCATCACCAATACCAAGTTCACGGTCGGCGCCGGCGACGGCTCGAGCGAACCGAATGGCATCATCACTGCGGCCTCGACCGGCGTCACCGCCGCGAACGGCACCAGCCAGGTCAGCGCGATCATTTACGACAACCTGATCGAAATGCAGCATTCGGTCGATCCCGCCTATCGCGAGCTCGGCAATTGCCGTTGGATGATGCATGACTCTTCCGTCAAGATCATTCGCAAGATCAAGGACGGTCAGTCGCGGCCGATCTTCATTCCCGGTTACGAGGAAGCGATCCCCTCGCTCGGCAAGCCTGGCGGCATCCCGGATACGCTGCTCGGCGATCCGATCCAGGTCAACCAGGACATGGCGGTCATGGCCGCCAACGCCAAGTCGATCGCCTATGGTGATTTCTCGTTCTACACCATTCGCGACGTCATGGACGTGACCATGTTCCGTTTCACTGACTCCGCTTACACCAAGCTCGGCCAGGTCGCGTTCCTCGCCTGGCTGCGATCCGGCGGAAACTTCGTCGACGTCGGCGGATCCGTGAAACTGTTCGTGAACGCTGCAACCTGATCACTCGAGTCGATCGGCGGGGGAAGGGCCGGGGCATTGCCTCGGCCCTTTTTATGTAAGGGGGCGATTGTGCCCGCAACCAGCGAATGAGGTTTCAAAAATGAAAGTCGTGATGCTGTCGGCGCACTTGCTGCCGAAGGGCCCGGACCTGATGCCGGGCGATATCCACGAATTCGACGACGCCGAGGCCGAGCGCCTGATCTCCGTCAAGGGCGCGCGCGCGCTGACCGCGGCCGAGCTCGAGGCCGAGGCTGCGAAGGCTGCGCCGGCCAAGCCCGCGCCGGCCGAAAAGCCTGCGACCAAGTAATCACCAGGCCGCCGTCGCGAAATCGAGGTTTAGGGCATGTTTCGCAATAACGATATCAGTGACGGCGGCCGCCTGGTGCTGCTCGAGGCGCCAGACGACGTTGTGATCT